CATGGGGATTTTTGCCACAAAATTTTTAGGCAATGTCATAGTATCACCAGACAAGGACATGCGACAGATCCCCGGATTTTTGTATAACCTTGACGAACGTGTGACTGTGAATAAAGCCGATGGTGCTAAGTGGCACCTGATTCAAACACTTGCAGGTGACCAAACAGATGGTTATGCAGGTGCACCTGGGGTAGGTGTGAAGCGAGCAGAAACACTGTTCGATAAGCACGGCTACAGCTGGGAAACCGTAGTCAATGCATTTAAGGAGAAGGGTCTCAGCGAAGAGATTGCTCTACAAAATGCAAGGCTAGCTAAGATCCTTACCGTAGATGACTATGACTTCAACACCAAACGACCAATACTATGGTCCCCCGCCTCCAGTTATAGAGTTGACGATGGAGCAGAGCTTCAAGATGAGAAGGATGAGAGACATGCTGCCTGAGGCTAGCAAAGAGGATCTCATTACTATCTTGGATGCTCTGCAGCATCAAAACTTTTGTTTATGTAACACCGTTAGTAACCTAGTAAAAAATTGGCCCGCCCGTCCTACTACACCCGAGGAACAATAGAAGTCTGGGACTTCATCCGTGATCAAGAGCTCAACTACTTTCTCGGGAACGCAATTAAATACATCTGCCGTGCTGGTTTTAAAGACAGCCGTGTAGAAGATCTAAAAAAAGCTATCACCTACCTAGAGAAAGAATTAGAAAATGTCATTGCTATCGAACCAAGCCATCGAATTCCGCCAAGCGTACAATATACGGAACGATTTGAGTTCCCGCTCGATGCAGAAGAATTTGATCGTTGAGGAATTCAAGGAGTTTCTTCAGGCTGACGCAGATATGGTGCTCATGCACCCACAAGATCGGGAAGCTTGTTTGAAAGAGCTAGCTGATCTAGTTTATGTGTGTGCTCAGTACGCTGAGAACATGGATTGGGACATTGAGCAAGCATTGCGCCGTGTCCATCAATCAAATATGTCCAAGCTTGGTGAAGACGGTAAACCGATCTACCGCGAGGACGGAAAAGTCCTCAAAGGACCTAACTATCAACCACCTGATTTGTCAGATCTTGTTTAATGTCTAAACTTATTTCCCGTACTGGTCGCGTCCAAGCATGGATGGATGACCCAACATCACGGCTGCCAGTGTCGTGCACAATCTTCAACGTTATGGACTCTTGCGAGGGTCCAGATGGTATTGAAGCTAGCTGGCGTTTTGCATCACACGCTCTACGCAATGGAGCTGGTGTTGCTATTCACCTGTCCGATCTTCGACCGAAAGGAACTGAAAATGGAAAGGGACTTGTCGCTAGCGGCCCGGTTTCATTTGGCCAAATCTATTCGACCCTTAACTCTGTACTCCGACGTGGTGGAGTCTATAAGAACGGCGCTGTGGTGTTGCATATCGACCTGTGCCATCCTGATGCTCTTGAATTTATACAAGCACCACGTCATGAGCTCCCTTGGGCTAAGCGATGCATCAACATTACAGATGAATGGTGGGAGGCGTGCACTTTTAAGGAGGAACTACTCAATGGTATTAAGTCCGGTGACATTTGGCTCAACAAAGTAAAGTATGACAAACAAGGCAACCGTATTCGAGGCAACGTTTGTCTCGAAGTGTACCTGCCTAGCAGAGGAACCTGTCTCCTACAGCATGTTAATCTTGGAGCCTGTGAGTTCGATGACATTCCAAGAGCTTTCGTCGAAGGTATGTCTGAACTGTGTGCACTGCATGCAACCACTGGAGTTGGTGAGAGTGGTGAATACCTCCCACCCGAGACGGATCGACAAGTCGGCCTTGGAATGCTCGGACTTGCAAATCTCCTTCGACGTGTAGGTGTAACTTATGAACAATTTGGACGTGCACTTGACCAATACAACAATGGCGAAATCGTACAAACACCAGCATTTGAATTGGTATCACAATTCGCAAGTGGAATCGACTCGGCAGCAAGCATTGCACGTAGTTACTCGATGGAACGAGCTTTCGCAATCGCTCCTACTGCTAGCTGTAGCTACCGCAGTCAAGATGTAGATGGATATACTTGTACACCGGAGATTGCACCGCCGATCTCCCGTCACATTGACCGTGACTCTGGCACCTTTGGTGTGCAGAGCTATGATTATGGTGATGTAGAAATTGCATCTGAAGTTGGCTGGGACGCATACAAGCGTGTCGCTGATGGACTCATGACGATGCTAAATAACACTGGGCTTCTTCACGGGTATAGCTTCAATAGCTGGAGTGATGTTGTTACTTATGACAACGCCTTTATCGAAGAGTGGCTAAAGAGTCCCCAGACTTCCTTGTATTATTCGCTTCAAGTAATGGGCGATACACAAGATAAATCTGATGCATATGCCGCTCTCGACTCAAAGGAAGTAGACGACTATCTTGCAGATTTACTAAATGAAAAAGAACCTACCTGTGACTGTCAAGAATGAGAAAACATCCTTATCAAAAACTATTAGAGCGCAAGCGGACATGGACTCCTGTGGCTACTACCAAAGGGAAGTGCAAGGAGGGTGCGGAGGAGACTCTGCGCCGTGCACTTGCCTTGCGACATATGGAACTACCTGTGGGAGATTTTATTCGTGATGCGCTCGCCTCTGAAGTTCCATTTCTCTCACGTGAAATATTGGAGAGCAATGTCCAAGACGAAATTAAGCACGACAGGGCTCTGGGTTATGTCGCCGATGCTTGGGGAGTTGATCCGAAAGCTGAGCGGGAAGCCCTCGCACTGCGTGATGCCTGGACAGAACATCCTGATCACACTATCCTTAAAGCCATGGTTGCTGAGCGTGCAATCTTTTTCGTCTTACTACCCTTCATGCGGTTTGCTGGTGACGCAGGGATGCGAACCGTCAGCGCTGACATTAGTAGAGACGAACAAGTTCACGTCGCAACAAATAGCTTGGTATGTAGAGAGCTTGGGCTGGAAACTTCGCCGTCTTTGGATAAACTTCGTAAGGCGACTATTGCCTGGGTCATGCAACCACTAGGCAAGTCTGAAGATAAATATTTGGACAAAAAATTTTGGCTCGATTCTAGCGATCGGCTGATGTATGAGGGTAAAGCACCACAACTTGCTGACACACAGCGAGCTCGTATGCCTGCCTTCTTTGAACACGCTAATCAAAACCTCCCACAATATGCTTAACTTTCTGACACCTGAGAAGCTGTTGGCAGAGTTAGAAGAAACCTTTCCACCACCTTTTACAGGACCAGAAGACAAGATCCAACACATCATGTTTACGGCTGGTCAACAATCCATTATTCAATGGATCAAACAACGTATTACTGAAGACTAATGTTCTACACTAAATCAGAACTTTATGAAGGTAACCGTAATGGTATGCCTTTAGACCCTGGGCTGTATGACATCAGCATGAAGCATCACTTCGGTGGTGGTATTCAAGCTCCTGCTACACCAGCACCACCTCAACAAACTAATGCTACCATCGCTTCTGTCGGTGAATCCATTCGTCGCCCTAAAGGCAAGCGTAAAAAAACAAACCTTGCTAGCCTGAGGATTGCTCCTAAAGCTGTTATTAACAAGCTAGTTGGAGGCAACATTGGTGGCGGAGGTACTGGTCTAAACATTGGGAGTTTCGGATGACAGCTAAATCGAGGTACGATGCACTAAGCAGTGGCCGTACATCGTTTCTAGACGTTGCTGTTCAATGCTCTGAGCTTACACTTCCTTATCTCATCCAACGTGATGAGCATAGGACTTCCCATAAATCTCTCACACAACCTTGGCAAAGCGTAGGCGCTAAGGCGGTAGTTACCCTTGCATCTAAGTTGATGCTGGCTCTGCTGCCGCCTCAGACTACGTTCTTCAAGTTACAAATTGCTGATGAAAAGCTTGGGACTGAAATCCCTGCTGAGATTCGGTCTGAACTTGATCTTAGTTTTGCCAAACTTGAGCGTATGGTAATGGAATCTATCGCTGCTTCTAGCGATCGTGTTACCGTTCACCAAGCTATTAAACATCTTGTTGTTGGTGGCAACGCTTTGTTGTTTATGA